GGCCCACGAGCGCACTTGGCGGGTAGATATGATCCCCTGGAGTGAAAGAAACACAGAGGCTTTTGCTGGCCTCCACAACAGAGGCAGGCGAGTCTTGGCCGTCTTCGATGAGGGCAGCGCTATCCCTGATAACATTTATGAGGTGACAGAGGGAGCTATGACCGATGCGGAGACCCAGCTCCTCTGGTTCGTCTTTGGGAACCCAACTCGGAACACAGGGAGATTTAAAGAGCTTTTCCCCGGCGGCGCCTTCGCCCACCGTTGGTCCTCTTATCAAGTTGACTCCAGATCGGTGCGGTTTAGTGACAAAAGGAAAATCGCTCAGTGGATTGAGGACTATGGAGAGGACTCTGACTTTATCAGAGTCCGGGTTCTTGGAGTTTTTCCCCGTGCCGGTACGGTCCAGTTCATCCCCTCCGACCTGGTCGAGGCGGCTGCGGAGAGGGAAGTTGAGATTTATTTGCACGACCCACTGGTTCTGGGTGTTGATGTTGCTCGTTTCGGTGATGACGATACTGTTCTTTATCCTCGTAAGGGACGCGATGCACGGTCTCTTGGTTATATTCGGTTGAGGCCAACCAATAATCGCCAACCTTGGCTTATGATTTTGGCTTCGAGGATAGCAGAGCTTGTAAAGGAGTGGGGAGTGGATATGGTTTTCGTTGATGCTGGTGGCATTGGCGCGGGCGTGGTGGACAGGCTCATCCAATTGAACGTTCCAGTGATAGGGATCGAGTTCGGGCAGAAAGCTGATCGCCGTTTGGGCGAAAAGGACGAACAGGCCAAATACGCCAATAAGAGGGCGGAAATTTGGGGCTGGATGAGAGAGTGGCTCAAGGATGGCGCAATCCCTTCAGATGCACACATCAAGGCCCAGTTGGTTGGCCCGGAGTATGGTTTTAATGCCAGGGATGAAATACAGTTGGAGAAGAAAGAAGATATGCGGAAGCGAGGCCTTGCCTCGCCAGATATTCCCGATGCCCTTGCGCTGACTTTCGCTTATCCAGTTTTGCCGCGCTTGCGGCCGGGCCTGCCTGGCGTCGGTCAGACTCCTTCGGTTTTGTTTGAGTACGATCCCTTTTCTCGAGCTAGTTTGGAGGCATAATGGCTGGTTTATTTGGGGGCGGTAGCCCCGCTCCTCCTCCCCCTCCACCTCCTCCCAAGCCTCCAAACCAGCTAGGGGCGAAGCAACTTCAATATGCCGCCTTGCGGCAAAGGGAGTATCCTCTTGGCGGCCTTCGTTCTTTGGTAACTAATACGAGTGGCGCTCGCGGTATTACAGGTATTCCCCGTTTAACAAACTCTACGTTTTTGGGGCAAAGATGAGCTCTTTCTCTTTATCAAATCATCTCCAAGTAACTCTAGATGGGTTGAGAACTGAGAGAAACTCTTGGTGGACTCATTGGGGAGAACTGGCTCAATATATTATGCCAAGGCGGTTCAAATCTTTAATCTCTCCGAATAATTACAATAGGGGTCAAGCGATCAACCAGTTCATCCTTGACAGCTCTGGAACCATTTCGGCCCGCACCCTTCAAGCGGGCATGATGTCAGGGATCACTTCCCCGACAAGGCCGTGGTTCCACCTTTCCGTCGATGGTTACGATATTGAGGATGACAGCGATGTAACTCTCTGGCTCGCCGAAGTTGAGAGGAGGATGGGAAGGGTTTTTCAGGAGAGCAATTTTTACAACTCTATGGCGACGATGTGGGGGGACCTTGGTGTCTTCGGGACCGCTCCAGTCCTAATCAACGAGGACTACCAGGATGTAATCCACTGTACCAATTATACTTGCGGCGAGTACTTTGTGGGACTGTCTGATAGGAATGTGGTCGATACTCTTTACAGAGAGTTCACCCTTACCGCCAAGGCGGCCGTGCAGTGGTTTGGCTATAAGAATTGTAGCCAGGCTATTCAGAGTGCGATTGACACTGGTGGCAACGCAGTTCTACAAGAGTTTGTGATTTGCCATGCAATTGAGCCCAATATTGGAAGATTTCCTGAACTGAAGGTGCCAAAGATTTTTCCCTTTAGGGAGGTTTACTGGGAGAATATCGGCTCAAACGTGCAAGGGGGAGTGCTCAGGCAAACTGGCCTCCATGAGTTCAACGCGCTCTGCCCAAGGTGGGACGTAACTTCAAACGATGCTTATGGCAGGAGTCCGGGAATGGATGCCTTGCCTGACATCAAACAACTCCAGCAAGAGACGAAAAGAAAAGCACAAGCAATAGACAAAATGGTGACTCCACCGGTAGTGGCGGATGTGCAGCTGAAGAACCAGCCGACAAGCCTTTTGCCGGGTGGGGTGACTTATGTGGCAGGGGTGAACAATGTTGGGGTCAAGCCGATTTATACCGTTATACCTCCGGTGCAGGAACTGAAGGATGACATCAAGGAGATACAGCAGAGAATTGGCACCATTTTCTATAATGATTTGTTTCTGATGATTAGCCAGTTGGACACGGTAAGGACCGCGACTGAGATTGACAGTCGCCGGGCAGAGCAACTGGTGATGTTAGGTCCCGTGCTCGAGCGGTCCAACAATGAGGCCCTTTCACCCGCTATTGAGCGGACCTTTGGGATAATGAATAGGGCCAAGCTTTTCCCACCGCCCCCTCAGCAAATTCAAGGCAAGAACATCAAGGTCGATTTTACCTCTATGCTAGCGGATGCACAAAACGCTGTTGCAACCGCTTCCATTGAGAGAACCCTTGCCCTCGCTGGCAACCTTGTTGCCGTGCAGCCAAATATCATGGACAATATTGACACTGATGAGGCGGTACAAGATTATGGAAGGAGACTGAGGATCAATCCGAAGTTGATCAGGTCGGACAAGGACATCGCGGCTCTCAGGGCTGACAAGGCCAAGGCGGCCGCGTCTCAGCAAGCTTTAGATGCCACTCCTGGCATGGCCAAGGCGGGCAAGACCCTGAGCGAGACCCAAGTGGGTGGTGGCATGAATGCACTGCAATATGCGCTTGGCGGGGGAACAGTTCAGTGAAAAAGCCTTTCGTAGCGATTTGTGTTCCCTCCAGGATGGAATGCAAGGTCCCTTTCGCTTTCTCCCTGGCTTCAATCTGCCATGTGACACCAGTTAAAATCATGCTCGTCAGGGGCGAGTCTAGCCGTTCCGCCGCTGCGGCCAGGAACCTGGCCCTTGAGAAGATGGAAACGTTGGAGGCTATGCATGGCCGAGCCGATTACACCCTCTGGCTCGATAGCGATATGGAATTTCCTCCTGAAACTCTCGGTCAGCTCCTCTCCCACGATAAGGATGTCGTGGGAGCAAGTTATCTCAGAAGAGGTGAACCGAACGACCTTCTCGGAGTGCCAGAAGAGGGTGCCATCCAGACCACCGGTCTGGCTCGGTTTCGGAGGCTTCCCGCAGGGATAATGCTTGTGAAGAGGGGTGTGTTTGATAAGGTGGGAAGGTGGCAAGTTCACGAGGACCCCGATCCCAGTAAGTGCTTGGGAGAGGATGTGATATTTTGTGAGAAGGCCCGTGAGGCCGGCTTTGAAATTTGGTGCGATCTGGACCTGACAAGGAAGGTCATTCACTGGGGCGACCAAGCCTTGGTGGCCAAGGGGGAAGATAGTGAACTGATGGTTTTTGAGAAGCCAAAGAGTTCTATAATTAGGCTTGGAGCAAATGGCAGATAGCTTTGATGCAGGCGATCCCGCGCAGGTAAGAGAGCGCAACCGTGACTTACGCGTTGCGGAGAAAAGCAGGAAGGATATGATCGCAGCTATCATGGGCTTGCCTCAAGGTCGGGCCTATTTCCATGAGCTTCTGGCTTTTTGCAGTGTGGGGCACTCGCCTTTCGCTTCCAACGCTTTGATAATGGCCCACTCTTGCGGGCAGATGAATGTGGGCTTAAAGGTCCAAGCGGACCTTATGGGAACGGTTCCAGACCTTTATTTACAGATGTTGAGGGAGGCAGACGAATATGCCAAGCGTGAGCCCGAAGCAAGCCAGGCTGATGGCAGCAGCCTCTCATAACCCTGCTTTCGCTAAGAAGGTAGGAGTGCCACGAGCCGTAGCTCGTGAGTTTAATAAGGCGGATGCCAAGTCTGGTATCTTGAGGAGGAAAAAGAAATGAGTAATGGTGGAATGCCTCCAGGCCTGCTAGAGCAGTATATGGCGAAGAGCTTTAACCCAAGTCAGAACGGCAGTTCTGGCCAGACAGTTTTCAAGAAGGCTCCCAATATGCCAGCGATGAAGGCCACTGGTGTACCGAGAGCCTTCAGAGTTAGAAAGAAGAAAATGCTATGAGCACAGGTGGTCAAAACGTTCCTTCTCCGGTTCAGCCCTCCCCAGCGGTAGCTCCGGAGAAGGTGCCTGCGGCACCACCCGCCGCAGTTGAGCCACCGGCTCCGGCAGTCCAAAGCCCCTCGCCGGAGCCGGTCGGTTCTCTCATCGGCGAGGAGCCGAAGGAGGAGCCGTCGATTATAGGGGAAGCTAAGGAACTACCCAAGGAACCACCCAAGGTTGCTGAGCCTCCTGGCCCTCCGAAGGATGGAAAGTACGAGACATTCAAGCTCCCTGAAGGGGTTGAGCTTGACGCAACAGCGCTCGCGGATGCGAGCAAGTTTATGGCAGAGGAGCTAAAGCTCCCTCAGGACAGGGCGCAAGCCCTTGTTGATTTCCATGTGAAAGCTCTCCAAACGGAGGCCGAGGCGCCTTACCGGCTCTGGGAGAAGACACAAAGGGACTGGCAGGAAGAAGTCAAGGCCGATCCGGTTATCGGCGGAGACAACTTGCCAAACGTGAAGGTGCGGATCGCCAAGCTCTTGGATGAGTTCGGTGATCCTAAAGTCAAGGAAGCGCTTGCTTACACTGGTGCCGGGAACAACCCAGCTATCATACGCACATTTTACAAACTTGCGGAGAAGCTGACAGAGGGCACTTTCGTTCCGAGCGGGGGAGCCTCCCAGGGCCCACGGTCCGCCGAGCAAGTCTTTTATCCCTCTATGTTCGAAGGAAAGAAATAAATGGCAACCTTGCCTCCAACCACTCGCGTCGCTCTTACCTTCGCCGATTGGGCGAAGCGGTTCGACGACGATATGAAGACCGCGACGATTGTCGAGATGCTGTCCCTGACCAATGCAGTCATGGATGACATGCTTGTCGTCGAGGGCAATCTGCCCACCGGGCACAAGACCACCATCCGGACCGGCCTGCCCACGCCAACCTGGCGTCTGCTCAACTATGGCATAACTCAAAGCAAGTCGACCACCGCCCAGATCACCGACACCGTTGGTAATCTGGAGGCACTTGCCAAGGTGGACAAGGACCTCGTGAACCTCAATGGCGGTTCGGCGGCCTTCCGCCTTTCTGAAAGCCAGGCCTTCATCGAGGCCATGTCTCAAACCATGGCCACCACTGTTTTCTATGGAAACTCTGGCACCAATCCAGAAAGGTTCATGGGCCTGGCGCCGAGGTATAACAACACGAACTCGAGTGCTAGTTCCGCCAACGTGCTCGACGCTCTCGGGACCGGCCTGGACAACACCAGTGTCTGGCTGGTTGTCTGGGGCGAGAGGACCATCCACGGAATTTTCCCCAAGGGGAAAACGGCTGGCCTGAGCCATGATGACCTCGGTATCCAGTTGACTTACGACGAGAACAACGCAACCTATCTCGCGTATGTGGACCACTATAAGTGGGAACTGGGTATGTCGGTTCGGGACTGGCGGTATGCGGTAAGGATTTGCAATATTGACGTTAGCGATCTGATCGCCAACGCCACCGCCGCTGCCAACCTGGTCAACTTGATGATTAGAGCGGTCTATCGCATCCCGACCATTCCCAGGGGCGTGGCGAACACCGCTGTGCAGCAAGGCTCAAGCGGCGTGAGTGGGGGAGCCCAGACCGGAATGCAGGGAAGGGCAGCGATCTACTGCAACCGGATCGTGGCGACCTATCTGGACATCCAGGCCAACAGCAAAACAACGTTGGCCTTGCAGAGCCAGACACAGGTCGAGGGCCAGCCCATCCTGACCTTTAGAGGCATCCCGATTAAGATCTGTGATGCCATTCTCAACAACGAGGCAAGGGTTATCTAACCCGGCTCCCCTCTAACAGGACAAAAGCAAATGTTGCTCGACGGCTATCTGATGTTCTCTAACGGTCAGGTTCTGACCGCTACTGCTGACAGCACGAATGTGCTGGACATGCAGAACGCAAGGGACTTGGGGATCGGCGAAGACCAGACCCTCAAGATTTTCGTGCAGACCGGCTCTGCCCTTCTGTCCGCTGGTGCCACCACTACAACGGTAACGCTGTCCGGCTCGACGGACGCGTCCACTTGGACTGTGATGGCATCTTCGCCAGCTGTGGCGAAAACGGACTTGACCGCTGCCGGTACGAGGATTTGGTCGATCGACATGCCAAGGCCGGTGGCAGGGCAAGCCCTGCCGAGGTACTACAAGTTGACCTATACTCTTGCCACAGGCCCATTCACAAGTGGAACGGTGAATGCAGGGATTGTGCTGGATGACCAGGCCAACGTGCAGTACGGTGCAGGCATCACGGTCGGCAACTAACTGGGCCTCTGGCCCCTTGGAGAATTGAACATGGCAAAAGGACGCTATCAGCTGAGTGCCCCGCACTATTTCCCCGGAGATGTCTACCTGAATTCGGGAGATATTGTTGGAGATGGCACTCCTTATCCAGTGGTCGGCCCGCCCTCCTTCAATATGACAGCGATGGACGAGGCGGCCCAGGCGGAACTCAATGAGGTCTCTGGCAAGGATAAGCCGGAGATGCCAACAGCAGTTCTGAACATGACCGGCAACAATCCAGCTCAGGGACCAAGGCCGCAGTTCGGGAGCGTTAGCGCCCCCGGAGGGGTACATGGAAGTAAGGGTCTGGCCGAGCCGCCCAAGCCAGTAGGGGTGACTCTTGAGACTGCCAAGGCAATGGCGGTGCAGGCCGCCATGATCCCGAAGGAAGAGTTGGACAAGGCGATCGAGCAAGAACGGGCTCGGTTGGCTGACCTCGAGGCGGAAAAGGAAGCAAGGGCTGATCGGGCGGCTGCTGTTGAAGCGGCGAAGATCGAGGCGACAAAGGTCGAGGTGAAAAAAGTTGAGACGCCTCCTCCACCTCCTCCCCCTGCTCCCGCGCCGAAGAGCAGTTGGTAGTTCCTCCCAAGACTGAGGGGCGCAAATGCCCCTCTTTTCAAGGCCATTAGGCCATGATTGATCAGGGCATCGGCGTAGCTGAAGCGAACAACGCTGACATGCTCATGGGCAAGTCCTTACAGGACTTGCTCGGTCTTGCCAATCCCACCCTCCTTTCAGGAGGGTCGATCGCAAATGATGTCACTGACCCTGTAAATGATGTTGCCTTCGCAACGGGAGTTTTTCGTGACAGTACCAATACTGTCACGATGATCGCTGATACAGCTATGATTAAGCAGTTGGATGTGGCATGGGCAGCTGGCACAGGCCAGGGCGGCCGAATGAGCGCCGCAGCCATTGCCGATGTGACTTATTATTGTTTTGCTATAATGAGTAATGCGGATGGAAGCGTTGATTTTGGTTTTGATGTTAGTTCTACTGCACCCACTCTTCCGAGTGGATATACTTATTTTAGGAGAATTGGAACGATCCTTCGAGCTGGCGGAACTATTCTGGCCTTTCAACAGGATGGTCGGTACTTTGCCTTAAAAACTCCTATCACGGATGTTAATGTTAGCAATCCGGGTGTAGCAGCAGTGTTAAGAACACTGTCGGTGCCAATAGGACAAAGGGTGCTGGCAAATGTCTTTGTGGCCTTTTTCGCACCTACTTTGGCAGATATAGCAGGCGGTATTTTGTTGACCGATCCTGGCTGTGTTGATGTGATACCAACTGGAATAGTTGCAACAGTTATTGTGTACGATGGAGTTACAAGAGTTAGTAACGGCGGTGCCATGGCACAAGTTTGGACGAATACAGCGGGTCAGATTAGAAGCAGACTTCAGTTCTCGGCAGCTAACACAAGCCTTCGTATAACTACGTTTGGTTGGACTGATTCTCTTTAAGGAAAGAAGCGATGCCCAGCGAAGTTGACATTGCAAACAGGGCGCTGGCCCAGGCAGGCACTCGCTCAAAGATTTCATCTTTGGGTGAAACGAGCAAGGAAGCAGAAGCTTGCTCACTTCTTTTGGCTTCTACAAGAGATATAGCCCTTCAACTGGCCCCTTGGGACTTTGCGAGGGGAGCGGTGACACTAGGTTTGCTGAAGGCCAAGCCGGGCACACCAGAGAATATGAGTACGCCGGGGCCGTTTTGGAACTCAAGCAACACTCCC